CAATATTTTTTAATCCATCAACCATAATTTTTCTAATTTCTAAATTTGAAACATCGGCACAATCAGCAATTTCGCCAATAGCAAACAACGATTTTGAAATTTTATAATCCTTATTTGTAATTGCATTTAATGTTTGCAATGTCTTATAAACCATTCCAACACCAGTTAATTCCTTATTTGGATTATCATTACAAGATGCCATATTATTGACCAATAAACAAGATGAACTGATATCCTTTTCAAAAAATCGTTGTGCAGGTTTTTCAATATCATGATGGTCCATGATAATAAAACTAATTCCAGCATCTTTTAATTTTTTCATATAGTTAACATCATTTGAACCTGCATCTGGAACAAGTATTTGTTGTGGCATGTCTTCAGTGAATTGGTAATTTTCAAATAACTTACAAAATCCATGTTCTTTATGAGACGAAATAATTGGAATTAAGGTTGACTTTGATTTTTCAGTCTTAATCTTTTGATTAAGATATTGATATAGCATTGCAGAACTGGTATACCCATCTGCATCATCATCAATCAAAATTCCAATTTCAACACCCTTGTTAATCCATAAATTGATAATATTTGCGGCGGCTTCCATAAATTTATAATTATCAGCATTTGTCATTGGACAATCGTAATCTTGAATATCAACAAACCGATTGACATCTTCCACTCCATGATTTTCCAAAATATCCTTTACAATTTCATTTGATGCACATACCTTATCTCCATACTGTTTTAACTTTAGCAAACTGTTCATCCTTTCATAACATAATTCTATTTTGTATTAATTTTGAAAATACATTAAATCCTTTATCAATTGGACTATCTTTGTACTCTAATAATCCAAATTTATCCCAAACAATTGAAACTTGACATTGCATTCTAATATCTCTCACCATTGAAAAAATTTTCTTTGCATACAATTTTGACTCATTGTCATAATCATTTTTAAATTCCTTGTCAAGTGCAAGGATAATTTCATTTACCCCTAAATCTGATAATAATTTTTTTTGAATCTTTGTAAAATTTGAGCCAAATAGTGCAACTGATATGTTATTATCACCTAAATAGCCGTCCAATTTCAATACCGACTTCTCTCCTTCAAATAAAATTGCTTTTTTATTGTTTTTGATATTTTTTTGGTTAATATTCAAACCATACAGAGAGCTTCCTGTAGGCCATCTGAGGACTTTTCCATCAAAAACAATAGGATAATATTTAGAACCTCCCTGGGATAGCCTAGTGAGGTCAATATCCCGGCAACGAATTCCAATTAATTTTCCATCACTCCGATATGTGGGGATGATAATTCTATGATTTAAAATATCAAATCGAATATTGAACTTGTCCATTGAACGCTCTGTGATATTTTCATTTAACCAGGACTGTGGATGTTCACGATAAAATGAATCAATGATATTATTCGAAATTGGCGCAATCTTATTTTCTTCAATATTATTGTCCTTTTTAAAATATTTTTGTATATCATCTGATGGAATGTCAATATCTTCTTTTTCAACATCATTCGCAATAAATCCATTTTCTTGAAAGCTACTAACATCAAAGAAATCTTTTAAATAATTAATTGCTTGACCATAACTATAATCAAAATGATGTTCAATAAAATTGACAATAGACATACTTCCGCAATGCGTAAAACACATAAAATTGCGACCATCTTGATAATAATATAATTTTCGTTTATGTCCATGATGGCAAACCGTAATTCCTTCAATGACGTTGTCATTCATAATTTTTGGCTCAGCTTTTAGTTGTCCCATTAAATGATATACAGATTTAATTGTAAGCTTGTCTATGATTTGCTGAGTGATTGTCATCTAATCGTTCCCTAAAAAATTATTTTTGAATCAACATCATCTTTTTTACCATCTTGAACATTGACTTTTTTATTATGTTTAATAGTCGTTGCTGTAATCATATCAATGTCATCAATAATTTGGTATTGATAATCTGTAACAAACAATGGAATTTCTCTCATATTCCCTAAATCAAGTTGTGTCCAAATTACGATATGTTTTAAACCAGCACGATTCTTATAAATCCAGTGACAATAATCAGGTTCACGATTGTTAAATCCTTCTTGGATAATATCTTTCAATGCATGCAAATCTTTCTTTGTTGGTCGTGTAATGATGACACCATAATCTGCTTTGTTGATAACAGCTTTTGAACCAGAAATTGCATACTCAGTTCGAGATATTTCAGGGTCTTCATCTTTAATATTTCCGTTAACTTGCGTTCCGCTTCGAACAAAAATATCATATTTAGCTGCAAATTTTTTCATTGCTGTTGATAATTCTGCTAAAACTTCATCATTTCGCATATTTTTTCCATATGACAATTCAATTGATTTTGATAATTTCGCATTATTTTGGATGTAATCAAAAAACAAATACTGAATATCATGATTGACTTTGTATTCTTGAATCATCGCATCAATGTCATCAATTGAAAATTCCTCAATATATTCCACATACAATGGACTTTTCTTTAAAATTTCTCCGGCTTCTTGTAATCGTTTAATTGTAGAATCATCAAAATTACCATTGTCCAAATCATGCGTTTCAATTCCACTAACAAAAGCTAATGACATTTTCTGTAATTCTGCTTTATCTAATTCAGTTGATACGAATAAACTTTTCATCACCAATGGATTATCAATCCAACCTTTACCAACTTCATACATCTTTGTGCACGAAATTGACAATGCATCCATTAATGATGTACGAGTTTTACCTGTCCCACTTGATGCTGAAACAACCATATACTTTGATTGCCTCATACCTCTAAATAATGAATTGTAAAATGGATTTCGGAATGGATAACCCATAACTGGCGTATCATTTAAATGCTTAATCAAATTATCAATATCGTCACCAATTTTAAATCGTCTAATATTTGAATCTGAACTATTAACTTCATTACGAATTTTACTAATTTTTGTACTATAATTATCAATAATATTTGTAATATCTAAATCATTTAATTTCTTAACTTGTTCATTGACTTTTTCTTTATCATCTGATGTAAAATCAAAAATATCTCGAATATCAATGCCTTGTTTAAAAATTTTACGTAACACTGAATATTTCTTAATAATTTGATAATCATTTTCAAACATTTTTGAATTTGCATTTTGTTTTGCTGAATCAATAAAATGTGGTCCATCATTAACTTTCCAAATTTCATAATATTCATCATATTGTTTCAAATTATTTTCAATGTCTAAAACCGAAACGTCTTTTAATCCATTTTTGATAATTAGATTTGAAATTGATGAGAACAAAATTTTATGAAATCCATAATAAAAATCTGTTATATCTAATGAATATTTTGGATTTCGCAAAATTTGCGGATGATTACAAATATTTCCCAATAATTCCCAAATTTGATTTTGTGGTGACAATCTTTTGAAAATTTGTACTTTGTTCAAATTAGCCATCTATGAAATTCTCCTTACCCATGTCAATCAATTTTGACTTTTTAAATTTGTTTTGCGTATCAACATCTAATTGTGAAACATCATTAATTTTGATTGCTACTAAATCATAACCTTTTGATTGTTGATGCTGACGTTTTAGTGCTTTATCATCACGAACATCTTCAACAACATAAGGCACAAAAGCAATTCCATATTTTGTATCAAACGAAAATTTATGAACATGAGCATTATAATTAAGACAATCTAAAATATCATTAATTGTCATATTCATTTTCAAAAATTTCTTAATTTGATTGAACATCACTGGTGTTGGATATGAAATCTTATAATATTCTCGAATTGCTGTATATAAATGTTTACGTTCTTCTAAATCTTTCATAACTCGATGTAAACAATTATCGCAATAATTTTTGCCATCATATTTTGTTAATTGATTTCGTGGCCATTTACGATTATTCTCAACGCAATCTTTACCATAACATTTTAATAATTGCAATCTTTTCATCTCCATGTATTAATTATATATCAAAGATTAGCTCTTGAACATATTAATTAGGTAATCTAATCCTAAAATAGCTGCCATTGTCAATGCACAAACGCCATAAAAGTTTAAATTAATATGAAATGTGTATAATAATCCTTGTGTCAACAGCACAGCGAAAACAAAAATTCCAATACCAATCATAATTGCCGCAAACGTAATTGTCAATAGCGCATTAAAAAATTTTTTCATAATGATTTTATCTCCTATATATTAATTTTTATGTATAGCAAACAAAAGTTTGCTATTAATTCATCACTTAAAAGTCTTGACTTTATTTTCAAGTGCTTCAACAACTGCTTCAAGAACTTCCTTTTGAGATTCTTTCAAATCAGTTACACGACTACCCTTACCAACGAATGATTCGCTAATTTGTAGTAATTCTGGAATTTTATCAGCTTTCTTAAATTCTAATGCTACATCTTGAAGACGTTTTTGTAAATCCTTAAATGGAACTTCTTTTTCAGAAATATCTGCATCTGCTTGGCGTTCATCAGTATAATCATCTTTGTTATCAGATTCTTTTGAAATTGCTTCATGAACAGCTTTTTGATATGCATCAACTGATAATGGAATTGTTGCTTCAATATGTTTAAATGTTGAACCTGCAATCCACTGAAGTGATGGACGCAAATGAATAACTCGTGTTGTCTTACCTTGGTCATCAATTGTATTATTTAAAAATAAGATATTATCAACCATATTGTTAATAGGTGCAAATTCCTTATCTCGCATATCTGGAGCATATCGACTAAATTCCAAATACGTTTTTCCATCCTTCTTATTTTTGACTTCAGTATATTCGGTTGGAATTTCTTTCCCACTTGAAACAATTTCGGACTTTGGAATATGAACAATTCCTTGGACACTGTGTGATACGAAGTTTGGTACATAACCTTCTTTTTCAATCTTCTTAAGGTTATCAAACCATAAACTCTTCATAGTTGACCAATCTTTGCCGAATAAATCATTTCGTTCACCAACCTGTGTTTCATCAAAAAGTTGTGCAACATATTTTTCCAACATTCGATGTAAATTTTCAACCGTATCAACTGAAACAATTTGAAATTGCTTTTTAAACTTTGGTTGACGTAATTGCGACATTACT